AGCACTTCGCGAGTAGATACGTTAGACGACTACTGGTTATCTAGGCTACATGCGATTTATCGACATAATGAATTGGTATGATAATTACTTAAATATACCACACAAACATCTTGGAAATAGTAAACATACAGGTATAGACTGTGTAAATCTTTGTAGTTTAATCTACAAAGAACAACTTGGCATAGATGTAGGTATTTCTTCTCATGAGTACTGCAATATAATTGATGATGATTGGTATAATAAAACTACTAATCAAGTGCTAACTAATACATTAAACAATAGTAATAACTGGACTAAAGTAGTAACTCCTAAACCTTTCGACATAATACTACTTTCTATTGGAGATACTAATATAACTAATCACTGCAGTATGTATGTGGGCAATAACAAAATACTACATACAGCTTTACATAACCGTTCCCACCTATGCGTATACGGCTCTTATTATAAACAATACACAACAGGAATATACAGATGGAACTCTTTGAACAATTAAAACAGGATATGAATGCACATGCTATTAGAGACTATCCTAACGAAGCTGTAGGTATAATTACTAAAGATTTTTTGTATATACCCTGCAAGAATGTAAGTGATATGCCTAAGACTACTTTTTATTTAGATCCTGCAGCTTTAGTTAAGTATGACGGTAATATATGGGGTATTTTTCATTCCCATCCAGGAGATACCAATCCTATACCTAGTAAAGAAGATAAGACTAGTGCTGCTTTTTCTGTGTATAAATTTATAGTAGGTTTTGATAATAAGTTTTATATTTACTGGTTAGACAAGGCTCTTGATGCTTTAAAATATGAGCCTTTTGAGGAAAAGCATATTGTTAGTTAAACTCCACGTACACTCATCTCTATCACACTTGTTTTCTAATACAGCACTAGAAGCTGACTTAACGCATTATATGGACATAATGCGTTATTTCGCTACTATGCAACCTAGATTTATAGAATATATTAGAAAACAAGATTCTGAAGGTATGAATGAGGGTTATGTTCTGCTAAACAAAGAACTAAAAGAAATAAACCCAAATGACATACTTATGAGAAAAATAAAGCAGGGCGAAGAAATACATATAGTTCCTGCTGTTTTTGGTGGTGGTGGCAAACGTGGAGGATTGCTTGCTGTTGCGGCCCTTGTTGCTGTATTTATTATTGCTCCTCAATTAGCTCCTGTACTAGCACAGGCTGGTGTGCCTGGCGCTCAAGCCTTCGCTACTACTGCCGCTACAGAAGGCGTGTTTGCAGCTGTAAAAGGCTCCGCCTTTTTAAGTTCTGTTATGCAATCAGCTGGTTTAGCATTACTAAGTGCTATATTTACTAAAAAACCTGAAAAAGCTGATGAAAATTCTAGAAACAATATGTTTGGAGCTCTAAAAAATACTGCTGAAAGTGGTACGCCAGTTCCTATTCACTATGGTATGGTTAGAACAGGTGGTCAATTTATTAGTGGATATATACAAACTATTCAACACGGAAAAGGTGTAGAAATATCTGTATCTCAATTAGTAGACAGAAACTCTTTTACACGGAATGCTACTACTAACTTTACTATAGGACTGACTAATACTCTATATAGTGCTAATCTTAAAAATACAACCTGGACACAACGAACAATAGATATATCTGGATACGGAGGGGCGTTAGCCCGAGTAGTGTTTAAAAGTTTATCTTGGCGTGATAATTTTAACCCTGTTTTTCTAGATACTATATCTTTTGGCGGAAATTTATATAATTTTGAAGGTAATATTCATAATTTTGAGTCTAGTAGTATTTATGGAGCATCCTTTAATGATTATGAGAATGAAAATCATAGATGGATTTCTGTAGATAAAGCTAGAACTTCTTTTAGGTTAGGGTACGGAGATGCACAATCAGGTAGCACTTATTTATATAGTACTCCTGTACAAAATGATAATAACTTGCAAAAGTTTTGCTGGTTAAGAAGTCCTATAATAGAATTACCTGCAAATCCAACATTAACTTTTTATGATAAACGAGATAATGACTTTTATAATGGTAATTTAGAGGTATATTTGGATATACTATGGTGATAATATGACAATAAAAAAATCTTTGACAAGAAACTTTAAAAATATACCTAAGATAAAAGGCGCTGGAGGCGGCGGAGGCGGTGGTTCCATCGCTAAAAATACTTTATTTTCTACCGACATTATGGTTGCGGCTACTGCGCTAGGAGAAGGCCCCGTATATAGAATTAATCCTAATGGTCCACAAGATATACAAATAAATGAAGGCGCTATAGATAGCCTGCTTAAAATACCCGGAGACGGTAGTGTAAATACTGATGAGTTTGTTGTATCAACTACTACCGGTACACTTACTCAAGCTCCTTTAAGCTTTTTTGGTGATAAAATTGTAAGCCCTCAGTCTTATAGCGCTCCTGTAACTCTAAAAAAGGGCAATTTAGAGGGAGTACCTAGATCAGAGATAGAAGGTCAAGTAACTAGTGCTTCAGATTGGGATTCGCTAGTATTTAACTTTGTAATAGATGAGTTATTTTATACAAGTGATAACGGTAATGTAAAAAAAGCACAAATAGATATACAAATTAGAATATACGACAGACTAGGTAATACTCTAATAAAATATATAGGTAAAACTATACTAGAAAAATCTTCTAGTCCTGTTAAGATAAGCATAAAAGCAGATATTCCAGAACAACATAAAAGCACTGATGGTTATTCTTTTTCTATTATTAAAGCAGATGATGAAAAGGAAGAGGATAGAGAGCGAGACAGCATAAAGTTCACAGGCTGGGATGAAATAAAGTATGTTCGTCAAGCGTACCCTAGAACTGCTATTATAGGCTATGCACTAAAAGCTGTAGACCAATATACAGGTTCTGTACCTAATTTTACTTCTTTAGTAAAAGGATTACTAGTAAAAGTACCTTCTAACTATAATCAACCTATTTTAGCAGACGGTCAAATAGATTGGCGGGAGATAGAAGTTTCTGACGAACCTCCTGCTTCTGGTAGTAATAGTTATAGACAACGCGGTTATAGGCTGCAAAATAGTGGTACTGGCACTGTATTATATGATGCAAATATTCCTATATACTTAGGTACTTGGGATGGTACCTTTGTGTATTCTTGGACTCAAAATCCAGTATGGATTATATATGATATATTAACTAATAAAACTTATGGATTAGGAATACCTGAAGAGTATATAGATAAATATCGTTTTTATCAAATTGCTCAGTATTGTGATGCTTGTAATCCTGACACAGGCTATTTTGAAGGTGTCCAGAGTATAGCTGACGGCACATTCAGATACAAACCTAGAGGATATAAAGATACTGTAAAAGAAAATCAAATAGGACTGCCTAAAGGATCTCCTGTAAAAGAACGTCGTTTTATCAGTGATATATCTATAGTAGACCAGGAAAAATCACTTGATCTACTAAATAAAATATCTTCAACTTTTAGAAGTATATTAGTATATAGCGGAGGAAAAATAACTTTAGCTACAGACATGCCAGGAGAGTATCCTGTCATGCTATTTAATGATGCTAGTATAAAAAAAGGCTCTCTACAATTCGCAGGAACAAAAGAGAGTGACATATACACTGCTGTAGATGCAACTTATATAGAACCTAGTAATCATTTTAAAAGAGAGTCTGTTAGAATAGACTTAGCAGAAGCCAATGACGGTTCTGAAATAACTCAGATAGACAATACTCTTAGCTTAGACTTATTTGGTGTTACTAGGAGAAGTCAAGCTATAAGAACTGCGCAGTATCAAATAGCATCTTCACGATACCAAAGGCGTACAATAACATTTACTACAGGTACAGACGGTTTTATGCTATCTCCAGGTGATGTTATATCAGTAGCAACCACTTCTAGCGGTGTAGGATATGGTTACGGAGGTAAAGTATTAAGTGATTCTAGTATAGGTAGTTCTACTGTTAATTTAGAACATTTTACTGTCCCTGCTATAAGTTCTGAGGTGTTTACTTCTAATACAGATCCGTTAGCTTTAAGAGTTTTATCTAACAATAGAGACGAGCAAGAGCTATATCTTATAAGTGATTCTAGTTATGTACTAAATTCTAGCGATAACGTAAGTGTAGGTGCTGACACAGTACAAGTAACTGCTATAAGTCAGTTTAATAAAATAAATAAAACTTTTGGTAGTTTTAGTGGTTTTACTTCTACTACTGTTCCTAAGAAAGGAGATTTATGGAGTATAGGAGAGATTAATCCTTCTAGTTATTATTCTTCTAAAGCTGCCAGACTTTTCAAAGTCACCGATGTGGAAAAGGATAGTGAGACTGGTGAAGCTACTATATCTGCTATAGAATATCTATCAGAAATATATGAAGACTCTGAAACCTTTATAAACTATGAGCCGGTTTCGTATACAGATATAACTTCTCCTTTTAGTGCGCCTCCTACTCCTAGAATTACTTTTACAGCAAACCCTGTAGCAAGATTAGACGGTACTTTTGCTGTTGATGGTTATGTAAGTGCTACTACTGACTTAGGGGGCTATGATCAAGACATACAGACAGACTTTTATATATCTCAGCCGGAATCCTCGTCTTCTATAGAACAGCTAGTTGCTACCTCTCCTTTTACGGTTAGAAATTCAGATATTCTAGACACTAGCCCTGACGCTACTTTTACTATAGAAGGAAAAAATGGATTTAGAACACCTGCCGGAGAAATTAAATTATTATGCACCAGTGTTGCTACTCCGTCTCTAGGCGTTCTCGAACTTACAGTTCGAGGATTGTCTGACTGTATTGATCTAAATTTTAATGAGCATGTTCTAGAAACTAATGACGGCATACGTTTTGGGTTACTAAAAGGTGAAGATAGTATACAAATACCGGTTATAGAGAAAACTGCAACTTCTCAAAGAAATTTTATAGGTTACCAATCTCCTATTTCTTTATTATCTAGACTAATAGCTTCTTATAATCTGTCTAGTAATAAAATAAATCTTGTAGATGTAGTTACAGGTAATACTCCTCTTTCTACTAAACTTCCTAGCGCTCCTTTTTATATAACTATAAGTCAGACGCTAGCTAAAGACTATTATGCAAACAATTCTTTCTATGTTTCTGGTACCTCATACACCTATACTGATACAGATTTTATAGATTCGGGTACAGAAACTTTATATATACCTACACCTATAATACCGGAAGCTAAAACCTTAACTCGTGTTTATATAGATGGTTTAGAGCGTACAGACTTTACTATAAATGATAATGAAAGCCTAAATTTATCTGCTAATATACAAATTAGTGTTCAAAATACAAACTCAGAGTATAGATTAGAGATTGATTATTATACTGTGCCTACTATAGAATTAGGAGACACTCTAGAAATAAATCAAAATACTTTTGTTACTGTAGAAGGTAGTAG